GCGGAATAGGGAGCTGGGAGGGGGGATTGCTCCCCCCTCCCGCCTGTTCACCAACCACGATGATCAGACTCCCACCCACTACTTAGGAGGCAGCGGTAAAGCGGCTCTTCGACTTGACCACGACGGCCCGCTTGGAGTTCATTAGCTTTGCAGCATAATAAGCTTTATAACCAGCTTTGACCGTTTGGTTAAGGATGTCCGATTTATCGGCCTGAGTCAGTACGGTGACCTTCGGGCTGAAGGGGGAATCTCCGGAGAGCTTCACCACGCCGAACGCATTCTCACCCAGCACGATAGTGCTGTAGATCGAACCAGCGGCGGAGTAGGTCCCCTCGGTAGTTCCCTCAATCCACGGATTCGTGTGCTCGATGATACGGAGACCGTAAAAAGTCCCCAGCTCACCAGCGTACAGCGAACCCACGCCGCTCGTCGGGTTACGATAGACCGAGTTTAAGAAGTCGGTATCGCGGAACAGGTCGCGCGCCACCTGAGGCGGCACGAGAGCCGTGAACTTCCCGTTGAGGGGGTTGGATTTGTTGGCCTTAAGTTCCGTGGATGCATCAAGCAGATCCTCGGCATCAATGAAGGCGGCGGACGCGGCTGCGGCATCGACCGCAGCGAAGTTCGCCAAACCCTGTCCGTAACGCTTTTTGGTGCTGTTGCCAGCAACGTCCGTTCCAGAGATCAGTTCGGCGCGGCTGAGATTGTCGGCTTTGAGGGCCGCATCTTCGCCTAGCAATTTTACGCCCTCTTGCAAAACGTTGAAGAGGCTCAGGTTCGACAATAAGTCGGACACATTGAGGGCTTCGCCGTATTGCGTGAGACTCACCTCAACGCTGTTGAGGCCGAGCTCGCGGAACGTGCTGATCGGGGTTCCTTCGGTTAAAGTCTGCACCTCGGACGCATCCGCCGTGCCGTTGAACTGGAAGAATTTTACGGTCTTTGAACCGAGATTCTTCGGCAGGTCAACCTGCTGGGCGAGCGTGTTGAGACGCAGGGTTTCACTAATACGATCAATCAACTGCTTCGACAGAACGGGCTGAAAATAATTCCCGAGCGAAGCAGGATTGGTCAGTTTCATCTGTGCCATGATTCGTTATACTCCTGCGAGAACGGATTCTGATTCAGACAGCATCTTCTTCAGGAATGATTCCTGCTCCTTGTAATCCATCTCCTCAAACTCCTTCTTGCCCTTGGCGGGCTTGGAGCCTGTGGACGACCCAAGGCTGAGCTTCTTCTTCAGCTCCTCGTTCTCTTTTTTAATGGTGACGATCTCCTCTTGGAGAGAGGCCGCAGACTCCGCCGCAATCTTCATCTTGGCGATCTGCGTTCCATAAACCAATCCGTGCGGGCTTTTGGCAAAGAAGTCCTTTAGCTCCGCATCCTGATTGTTGATGATCTCCGTCAGGGCCTTGTAGAGGGTGCTTTCCTGATTCTTTAGGTCCGGATTGTCCTCCAACAAACGCCTTGCGTTGGTGGCCCTGACTTCGTTCTGCTCCTTGGTCAAACGCTCGTCGCGCTCGGCCTTGAGCTTCTGGGCCCTCTCGATCTGGTCGGCCATCCTGCGGGCTTCCTTGGCAACCTCATCCTTGCCTTCCTGTTCCCAGTCGCGCGCATAGCGGCGCAAGTCTTCGGGAGAGCTGCTCATGTCGGGGGCCACGCTTTTGATGGCCTCCTCCTCGGCTTTCTCCTTGGCAAGTTTCAGTTCCTCGGACTGCTTGCGAACCGCCGTCTTTTCTTCCTCGAGCTTCTTCCAGCTCTCGGCAAGACGCGCCTGATCCTTGGCAAGCCTTCCCTCAATCTTGGCTTCCTTCGTGTCCGCCACCTGCTCTTTCGCGGGTTCTGCGGCCTCCCCTTTGGGGGAAATGTCACCTGTTTCTTTGGCCTCCGCTTCCTTCGCGACAGGCGAAGGCTGGTTGGCCTCTTGCTTTTGCTCGGACTCGACTGCACTCGACTTCCCATCGGCGGGCAATGGGTCGGAATCCGCCTTGGCTTCCTCCTTCGGCGCGGGCTCGGGGGACGCGCTGCGGGATAGCGGCTTTAAGCCGTCCATCTCGCGGAGCATATCCACAAGCTGTGCCTCGGTGATGTCGCCCTCAGTTTCGGGTGCTGGTGAAACGTCCGGTTTCACCTCGTTGGTTTCGGCTGTCGTTGCCATAGGGTTATCGGGTTATCCCTCCCGTGTTGTTAAGGGCTATACCTTTCAAATAAGGAAGACACGCCCTCAACGTCTCCCTTCAGGGAAATTTCATCGTCAATCTTTTCGGCTTTCATCCACTCAATCACAGCGAGTGCCTCACGAAAGCCAACGACCCTGCCAGCATCGTGAGCAGAACCGCCTGTAGTGCAGGCTGCGATAGCGCGCCGCTCAATGGTTTGACCCAGCAAAATCCAAAGTTTCCTGCCAGACGGAGAGCCGAGAAATCGGGATAGCTCTCCGGAGTCCTCGGGTGTCCAATCGGGTACGCCTCCTGTTTTGACATGGCGATGCAGATCTAGTGCCAGCTTGAGTGCTTGCAACTTATTCCTGATCCAAGTCACATGGCCCCCATGGTGGTGGAGTTACCTTGGGCAAGCTGGGCTTCCTTCTGCTTGGCGAGCTCGCGGATCTGTTTGCGAAGGGCCCGCTCCGTGTTCTTGTCCCGAAGGCCAAGGTACTGGAGGTGGGCTTCCAGATGCTGCGCGTAGAGCTGCTGGGCCTGAGGCAATCCCCCGCCCATCTGCTCGAGCTGTTGGATGCGGTTGAGCAGGACCTGAATGTGGACGAGGTGGTCGTCGGAAGCGTCCACGGATGCGGGCACGCCCTGCTCCATGACCAGATTCTCCATCGACTGCTCCTCGCCCTGCGAAAGCTGGCGGGTGGCGGGATCAAGCACCAGCTTGGTAGCCAAGGAAGGATCATCGGTCTCAAGGACCGAGCGAACCAGACCGACTTGGTCAACAATTTGGTTACCCTGAAAGAGCTGCATCCGCGCCACCGCCTTTTGAAACTGAACCGCCTTGTTCACCCCGTCCGCGCTGCCGCTGGGCATCACGTCGTAGTGATCCCCGATGGCATGTTCCGGTAGCGACCTGTAGCTGTTGGCATAAAGATAATTAAGTTCCTTGCGGGCGAACTGGCAAAGGACCGCGTACGCCTGCCTGTAAACCCTGCCGAGGCTCAGCCTGAAAATCCGCGCCCGCAAATCCGTGCTCTGGCCCATCATGGCCCCGATCTGGGAAACCTCGGTGGCCGTGCGGGCGTTCTTGGAGTTCTGCTGCTGGACCAGACCAAAGTCGGGCATGGAGGTCAGATACTCCGCAATCATGCGCTGGTTGATCATTTCCTGATCGAAGCTGATCGGCGGCTGCGGCATGGGAACCGGAGCCACGCCCACGGGCAGGATGGTGGCGGGACCAAAGCGAAGATTGTTGGTGTTGGGAATGTCCTGCTCGCAACGGAAGAGCGGGCGATTGTAAAGGGTCATCGCGTCCGCTTTTTCGTTAAGCAGTTTGCAAAGGAAAGCCTCAAACGGCGCAACCATCTCGCAGATCCCGCGACTGGAATAGATCCCCTTGTCCTTGATCTCGGTGAAGAACGAGACAAACGGAACCTCCCCATGCTTGTAGGGAAGTTCAAAGGACGGGCGAATATCGTGCTCAGGTGCAACGGGCGAGAACGTGTGGACCATGATCTTGCCGTCAGCCGTCCGCTCATACACCTCCCACACGACCACCTGATCGGACTCCGTCCCTACGGTGATTCCCTCGCGGCGGAACTTGGTGTCCTCGAAAGTGGTGGCGCGCGCGCCCTCAGACTCCCTGCCCTTGATCTTGGGCAGGATCTCCTGATCGTAGAGATCGTTGGCGCGGTAGGCATCCATGCTCATTTGCATGACATGGCAGATGCGCTCCACCTTGGAAAGGTCGGTGGTGTAGTAGGGTAAAATGATGTTGATCGGATCAATGGCATCGAAGTGGACGGTCTTCTTGTCCTGATTCCAACTGATCTTCAGATAGCCCAACCCCTGCGTCAGGGTGTGATCGATGGAGGTCAGCACCTCCTGCTCAAAGTTGGAACGCTGCTTGATCTGGTGATCGAACCAGATGCTCATCTGGCGGGCCAAAGCCTCGTCGGCTTGGTCGTTGATCGGGATGAAGGTGGCGGCAAGCTCGTTGCCGTAGACCTGCTGGAAATAAAAGGGCTTGAGCTTGTTGATCAGCGAGTCGGCCAGCGGGTAGTGGAGGTCGGCCTGCCAAGGAAGTTTCTTCTTTCGGCGAAGCCCGCCATGCCGCATCTCATACCAAAGACGCTGCCGCTCCTCCCACGAGGTGCGGGCCCTCACGTCCTCCATCAGTAATCGGTATAGTTCGTCGCGTTCCTTCATCGGCCCCTCCTCACTTCAAACTCAAGATCGTTGACCGTGTGCAGGGCCTCGCGGGCCCAGCGTTTGACATCTTCATTTGAGGAACGGACCTGCTCATATTCGGGCATTGTCATCAGTCGGCTAGTGTTGCCGCTCGTCCTCGCCACGGGCTGCGTTGTCGCGCATCCACCAAGGCTTAGGACCAAGATCCCGATCAATGGAATCGCGATTCTTGCGCCACTCACCTCGTGCGTGGGAATCGTCGAGCTCGTTTCTGCTGGGGAAAAACCCGAGAAGTCGCGACAAAATTTCAAGGATGGCTCGGAGCATTGCATCACCAAGATTTGCACGCCCAATAACCCGCGCTCATTTTGTCCTTTTTTTCGGAGCAGTTGTGGCGGGCTCGGAAGCTGGCCTTTCGTTCCGCAATGTGTTTTTTAATTTTCATGTTCGGGTCACCGAACCGGACAATCTTTTCCTGCCCTCCCGAGCAAGCCTTCACGACGAACTTCTTGGGACCATCGGGAGTGCGCTGGGGCCTGTTGCAGGCCATCCGGTCCTTGTCCACCATCAATACGCTCCCAGCTTAAACTTCCGTTTGGCAGCGGCGTTGTCCACGAGATTGGGATAGGGACGGCCAGCGGATCGGGCCTTGTCCTTGGCATACTCCTTGGCCTTCGCGGAAAGCGGGGCGGAGGATTTGTTGGGATTTTTTTTGTCCCAAAACTGCTTCATTTGATATGAAGCCCCAAGCTCTTGAGAAAATTAACCGCGCGCTCGAGCCAGACGTTGTCGGTCTCGGTGGGCGTGAGTTTGACAATCACGCGTGCGGCAATCACCATGCCGCCCACAGCGGCCACGATTTCCGTCCAGTTCTGCGTCACCCAATTCCATACATTCATTATTTAGCCTCCAGCGAAGATCCCCACGTCCTCAAAGAACTCCCGTTCCGCGACAACGTGTGGCAAGTACTCTTCGTTACTCTGCGATGTAATGTCGGTTTGAAACTCCGTCAACACCCCAGATATCGGAACGGCCCCGCACACCCCCGCCACCGCATCGGCTCGGTCCGGAGACGAGGCCCCGCGCTTCCGCATCTCGTCCTTGGGCTCCAGCCCGAGCCTACCGGATGAATTGACCCGCACCCTCCTGCCGCAGAGCTGGGCATCCATCACGTCATCCTTGGGTAGAATGACCTGCTCCTTTTCGACTAGCCTTGCCAGCTCCCACCAGATCTCCGAGCCCCTGTTCATGTAGGATGGGTTGCGGGACTTGGCCCCGAAGTTGAAGCGGTGGATGTGCCACCCCTGCTCGCTCATGCGGTCATTCATGGGCTTGCCCAGTCCGCCATCGTCAGCCCACACGTTATCGGCCTTAACGCCCGCAGACTTCAGCTCGTTGATGGCGCGGCCAACTGTGGCCATGGTATTGGCACTCGACCAAGCTATCGGCTGCTGAACTTGATTCCCCCTGCGGATGGC